ATATTAGACTGTTCAACCAAATCAGTCATAACTGATAAATCAATTTGCTTTGCATCTTCATTGGTGCAAGCTTCATCAAATTCTTCTGGAGTATAGCCATGTGCCAATGAAGATAGCATCGCGCACGTTCCATTCGATACGAAAAAATATCCATCAGAACCTTTAACAATTATTTCATTATTAACTGTTTCTTTATCTAATTCAGTGTCGTCGTATTTTGAACCCATACTAAGATCTAATGCTTCACCATTACATCCAGTCAACACTAGTAGAACTGATAAGAATAATATTTTCCGTACAAACATCGAATTTCCCGTTTTAGTTAATAATTAATTTTAATCTAAGTTAGACTCTGAAAGTGTGCGAGAATTCACAAATTCTTCATAATCCATTAGCTCGTCAGCATATCCATCAGATTCATATAGATCATATGCTTCTTGGTATTTACCAAGCGTTAACAGTCGCTCAACTTCTCGGTTAGATTCACGCTCACCTTCTTCCATAGATGATCGATTTTTAAGATGATCTACTAGAAATCCTTCTAGCTTGAATTTCATTGGTTGTTCTTCGTTTATCATTGTTGGTGTATTCATTAATGTTTTTCCTATTGGTGTTCATTTTTACTTCGCCTTATATGTAATTAATCGGATGATTTACAATCATTATTTAAAAAGTCACATTAGCTGTCTCCGTAAATTGTGTTTAGTTGATTATTAACTAGTCTGAATGTTGTGCACTTACTTAACTCTTTAAGTTCGCTGGCACCAACATAAGTACATGCAGAACGTATTCCACCTAAAATAGAATTGATTGTTTTATCAACCGATCCCTTAGCTGGAATTAAAACTCGCTTTCCCTCTGGTGCTCTATAAGAGGCAACATGCCCAACATGTTTTTCCATTGCACTAGATGAACTCATTCCATAGAATTCATAAAATTCTTTATCGTCTATTACTATTTCAGGTAATCCTATTTCTTTGTGGCCTGATAACATCCCACCAAGCATTACAAAGTCTGCTCCACCAGCAAAGGCTTTAACAATATCACCACTTGATGTCATTCCACCATCCGAACAAATGTGACCTCTGATTCCGTGGGCAGCATCTGCGCATTCGATTGTTGCAGATAGTTGTGGTAGACCTACTCCTGTTACTTTTCTAGTAATGCAAGAACTGCCACTTCCGATGCCACATTTAACTATATCAGCACCTGAAATCAATAACTGTTCTGTCATCTCTGGTGAGACTACATTGCCAGCCATGATTGTAACTGTAGGATTATTTTCTCGAAAGTATTTAATGAAATCATTAAATTTTTCAGTATAGCCATTTGCATTATCAATGCAAACATATGGGATGTGGGTTTGATTAGTTAATTCTGTAAATTTATCATACTCTCCTGTGGATGTTCCCATTGTATAAAAAATCGGAGCGATTGATAATTGCGATCTTCTTTTATTGTTATAACCTGTAAAGAATTCAATTAATTCTTTCGATGAATAATGCTTGTGGAGAGCTGTACTGATATTGTGCTTTAACAGGGCAGATGCCATTGACGTGGTTGCAACAGTGTCCATGTTTGCTGCGATGATGGGAATACTATCGTATTCTGTTTCGCTATGGAGAAATTTAAAAGGACGATTAACTTTAATTTGAGAGCGGGACTCTATTCCAAATGATCGCTTGGGTTGAATTAATACATCACTAAAATCTAAAGCTGGTTCGTGGACAATCCGCATTCTCTATTACCTTTATGTTAATTGAAGATAATATAGAAAAGGTAATCGTTAATCAAGCATTAAATTGCGGCCAGATCTTCTATTAAAGAATCTAAATATTCAATTTCAAACCATTCGCCGTTTACATCAATTTCAATTCTAAAATTAGTAAATGCATTTGTAAATTCAGGATCAGATTTAATTTGTTCAAACATGATTTCTGTTGTTTCTAAACTTATTATAGATGTTTCCGCTCTTGCAGTATTTAAACTATTATATTGGAAATCCGACATTTTTAAAATGCTATCTCTTGCAGTATTGTATGTGTATGGATAACTATCTTTTTCTGGATTTTTTTCAGATATTAAGTCTACTCTAATTCTAAAGGTATTAAACTTTGACTTCATACAACTATTCTAACACAATATCAGATGCCCCCTCAATCCCTCGGCTCCGATTCTCAACAATCCCCATAATTGTTGGGATTAACCAGTTAATGTTAATCTTACCCATCGTTCGCGCTAAGTTTGCGCGAAAATCTTATTTAATAATGTACTCACTAACAGATGGCTTCTTTGCACCTGACTTTCCATCGGCCACACCAGCCTTATACGCTTCATCTACAGAACCACGTATGATTTCCTGTGCTTCTTTGAAAAAGTACTGTGTTGGTAATGGTTCACGCGCACCAATCTTCTGCAATCGTGCTAAGCATGATTCCAATAGTTCTAAATTATTATCTTCCATTTTATTCTCCCTGAGAATTAGGGAGTACTTGAGTAGGTCACTTAAAGGGTGCTTTCTCAAGCACTCCATTTAAATTGTGTACTTAGTTCTTTTTTTGTTTTAATGCATTCTGTTCGGCTGCAATATCCTTTTTTATCTTTTTTTCAGTATCTTTACGAGCTTGATCGCCGCCTGTAATATATTCATCATTAAATTTATTCTTATTCACTCTACCGCTTTTTCCTTTAGAGCGAGCATATTCCAATGCTTTTTGCTTCCGCTTCTTTGCACGACCAAAATCAAAACCAAAGAATTCACCAAGAACTTCTTCTGGTTCGTCTTCATCTTCGTCACTTAAATAATTCATTAACGGAAATGATGCTGCTATATTTGCTTCTTGCTCACGCTCGCGCTCATTATCAGCTTCGATTTCGGCATCGAGTTCAGCATTTAGCTTCATATTGTCATTTATTACTTTAATTAAATTCATAAAATTTACACTGTTTTAATACTTTTATTTATATCAAAAGTCTTATATGCGTGAATTTTTATGTAAGGCTTTAACTACTGGAAACCGTAAAGCTCCACTGGGAGTCTTTCCAAAGTATTGTACAGTAGCTTCTTTCCCAATGTAATCACCGAAATTATCCAGAACTTCTTTTAAATATTCTCTAGTTCCAGTCATTGTTGCATCGGCGATTGTTCCATCACCCATATCTACTTTTAATACTTTTGGTAGGCCAGCAAAATTACCATTTCCTAGTTCATATCCAACAATCTTCATTTCTTCATCGTCGAAATCTTTTCGTTTCATTAAATTATTGGATCGTTTACCCACTGCATATGGTGTGTTTAATCGAATAATTGATCCTTCGTAACCATCGGCAATATATTTGCCATGCATTTGATCACAAGCTTCTTCATCGAAAATTAAATCAGATGGTACTACTCTAAGCATACTTTCTTCAGTAGCAATCATAGGATCGCGAATTAATAGTGCCAAAGATAAAAATTCATCTCTTGATCTAAAATCTCCAGCTTCACCAGCAGCAACATCGTAAATATGATATTGAACCTTCTCAGATGTTTCTACAAGATCGGCTGCTTTTGGTTTTGTCTTACGAACCAATGATACGATTTTATTAAAGTCAGCCTTTAGATCATGATTATACAATTCACCATCCAGTACATGATCTGGATATAATTTGAAAAACGGTATTAATGATTCTTCTATATGTGGAACCGCTACAATTGGTTTTCCGTTGCGGGAAAATAAACCATGCTTAGATGCAATACAACGAATACCATCTAATTTAGGTTGAATCATTGTTCCTGCATCTGGTTCCCATTTAAGCTTTGCTTTTCGCTTCATCCAATCAACAGCTAACATTGGTTTGAATACTTTAACTTCATCAATATTATCTTCCGATTCAAAATAATCAACCGACAATTTCTTTTTATACTGAGCTTCAATTTCTGCCAATGCTTGTTCTTCGGCTGTAGTAGCGTTGGCTCTGCCTACATTTTTTTCAGCACACGTAGTCCATTCCGATGTAACTAACTGTCCATCTTTTACGCCTGCGATTGTGCGATAAGTATTACCATTTAATTCCATACACCAAATGCGTGTCTTTCCAGTGCTGTCCTTTTTATATAGGGTTGGGAATACTTCCTGCATTGGCTCTAAATCTAAATTCATTTTAATTACTCTGTAAGTGTGATTATTTGATCTTCTTCTTCAAGCTCGTGTTCTTCTTTAAATGTCCAATAGTTTTCAACTAGTTTATAAATTTTATTCCAGTTAAAATGCTTCATTTGTGCTTCTGTTAATTCTTCAAATACTGTCTCTTTTATATAATACATGTCTGAAGTGGAAATGTAAGCATTAATTTCATCATCAATGACATTAGCTGCATATCCACCATCGATTAACATCTTTTCAACAGCTTTATATTGATCTTGACGTAAAGAGTTGATTAATTTTAAAGAGTCTTTTTTAAATTCTGGATATAAGTAAAAAAGTCCATGACATAGTTCGTGATCCAAATAAAGGTCTGAGCATGTACCTATGACATAGTACTTGCCTTTATATGTTGCATCTTCTTCTTGTTCTAATGTTCTATCAATAGCATCAAATAGTTTAGCTTCGCGATCAGTGAAGTCTGGTTTGTACATATCACGGAATTTATCTACAACATTCCCATTTACATTAAATCCTGCCCACGATTCTAGATATGAAAATTTCTTATCTTTGTCTGGGCCAAATGATGCGTAGTTTTCTATTACTTCATCTAATGAATAGAATTTTCCCTGTCGAGAAATATCTCGATGCTCATAAAATTCCTGCATACGCATAAATGCATACGCAATATCAAATTGTGTTTCTTCAGAAATTAATATAACGCCGGGTACTGGTATCCTAACTTTCATCAAGTTCTCCCACTGAACCATTCAGTAGGATTCTGCTAATAGTCTTTGCCATTAATTCCGCTACCGAAAGAACCTCGATCTTATCACAAATTCGATCAGGTCGCAAAGGAATTGTATCGGTAACAATTAATTTATCCATGCCAGATTGATCAATTGTCTCATAACCAGAACCAGACAATACAGGATGTGTAGCATACATAACGACACTGAGAGCACCAGCTTGTTTAAGCGCTGCTGCTGCTTTAGATGCTGTGCCAGCCGTATCAATCATATCGTCCAGCAGAACGCAATGGCGACCGTCTATATCACCTATGATGTTCATCACTTCTGCTACATTTTCTTTAGGTCGGCGTTTATCAATAATAGCCAACTCTGCATTTAATTTTTTTGCTGCTTTTCTATTTCTAACAACTCCACCAATATCAGGAGATACGAATGTTATTTTTTTCTGCTCTGCCAATGAATATCGACGTTTAATATCGTCTACAAAAATAGTTGTGGCATGAACATCGATCATCGGCCAAACGAAAAATCCACCCTGTTGATCAGAGTGGATATCCATAATAATAATTTGAGTGATGCAGGGAATTGATGCCATCATTGTTGCGACCATCTTAGATGATATGGCAGTTCGTTCTCGATGTGGTCTGCGATCCTGTCTTGCGTATCCCCAATAAGGAACTACTAATGTAATGCTATTAACTGATGCTCTGAATAGAGCGTCTGCAATAACCATTATCTCCATGATTGAATCGTTTGCTGGAGCACAGGTTGATTGAATTATATAAGCGTTTGAGCCTCTAACGTTTTCTTCTATTTTACAACTTAATTCTCCATCAGAGAATTTTGATAAACTCATTTTGCCTAATTCTGCTGGCAGTGGTAATTGTTTAATTATTTTTAATGCTAGTTCTGGATTTGAAGTTCCGGTGAAGAAAGTAACGTTGTTGTCTAATGGCATGTGCTTTTCTCGCTGGTTAAAACAATAATGGCCCATCTATTTGATGAGCCATTATATTACTACGTGCTAACAAAGCGGTCAAGAATTAAATTGGATTATCTCCACTCGAATGTATAGCCTAATGCAGTTTCAAGATTATCTGCTAGAACTTCTTCTATAATATCTGCTCTAATACCAGTCTGATCGGATGCTTCTTCTACATCGCCGTATTCGTATTCAACACCATTTGCAGTATTAATTGCAATGATAACTTCATCGTCATTATCATTTTCTTCTTCATGGCAATCACAATATTCTTCTGTTTCACCACATGCGTAGCATTCATCTTCATCGAGATTATTTTCTTCATATTCATCATCGTCATATCCATAGATAGTTTGATGATGCAGTTCTTCTCGCTGTCGAGCTTCGCGCTCAGCATCTTCTCGATCTGCTGCTTCTGGATCATAGTAACCATCCATTTCACGCAATACTTCGTACTTGCAGCAGCGGCCTTTAGATTCATTATGATCTGGTGTAATAGCAACAACATCACGAGGATTGATTTTAACTGCAACTACTCGATTTCGCTTATTGGAAAACCAACCAATATATTCAAGAGAACAAAAATGTAATCCATAAGAACATAAACGGTCTGCATCTTCATCAACTTCATTACGCTCCATTTCTACGATAGAGCCTATACTGTTATCGAATGTGCTTGTTCGGCAATCCTTAAAATCTTCAGTTATCACTTTGTATGCGACAAAATGACCATCTGGAGTGATTGGCAATTGACCTTTTTCAAGGAATTTGTATAAATCATTCACTGCTTTTCGTGATGGATTATCATACAAATTTGCTAGAAATTTTTCGATGTATGAAACATCCATATCTTTCATAGCCATTTCGATCATAATGTCACAGGCATAGTTTTTAATAAGACGGTCTTTATAGAAGACCTGTCCACCTTCAATTTTAAATTCAGGAGAGTTATAAGTGAACTTCTCCATAGCAGCTTTAGGACTAATCATAGCGAGTACATCATCAAACTCGCCAGCCGAAACTGCTTTACAGATTTGGTTAAAATTCGTATGGTTTGAATCAACTGTGTGAGTTTCACCGCTATCAGCTAGAAAGACGGTGATTCCAGTGCCTGTCATTATAAATGAGTTCATGTTCTTATCCCTTATTCAATTTGTTGGTTTCGATCATATCAGCGTATTCTAACACTAATCTAAGTTCAGTTGTGTGAACACTGTTCATATATCGCATCATTGGATACGCCTTTGCAGTGTCTTCTATCATATTATCAATGAAAGAAGTAATGTAATCTGGGTTACTAGTATTCGATTCAATATCGCTAGTGTTGGTGGTACACAAGCCTTTAACTGTTTTGAAAAATTCCCCTTCAGCATAATTTTCCAATTCAGTTCTTCGGGTGATATTAGCGGCCAGCAATTTAGCATTTTTAATTAATGTAGTATGTGCTAAATTAGGAAAATCATCAACTAATGTATCACCATTTACAATCGTATCAGCAAGATATGAAGCAAACTTTATAATTTCATTATTCGTATCATGTGAATAACTAAACTGCACAGTTGTAAATCCCAAAGCAGAAGATTTCAAAGAAAAATATTCAGAATTCATATCAGCATATCTTTCTATATCGCTTGTAGCCTGTGGACGAATCACATCAAAGATGTTCGTCCAGTTTTCATCCGCATCAAACAATTTAATATCGGCTGCTGATACACCTATAATGTCAGACGTTTCTATATGATCTGAAGTGTCACTCTTTGAGTCATTGTAAAGCGTAACCAATGCTTTAGTCTTTGTATATTCTGGAAGTTTATATGCTGCTGCAAATTCTGGTTTTGCTTTACTACCAAAATACACATTGTTCCCACCAGCTACATATACATATACGCCGCCCTTCTCCATATCAATAGAAGAATCACGAACATGCCAGCTACTAATATTGTAATCTGACTGATATGTTGCACCACTAACCACACGCTGTTTGCCACTGCTTGTGGTAATTGATTTGACTCTTTCAGGCTTAGTGTATGTCATGTTACTAACAAACAATAATTCTGGATTCAACAACCAGTTACGAATAGCTTCGATTTTTTGTGGATAATCAACAGATTCTAATGCATCTTTGTTATCGGCTTTGATCAAAACAAAATGACCAACTTCATCATAGTTGTCAAGAGCATATTGTTTTGCTTTGGCAACACCAAGTCTATGTTCATCTACAACGATAAACTGAAATTGCGTTCCTTGACCCTCTAGTAATCTATTACTAGGCAACTTAGATGTTACTGATACAAGATTTTCATGAGTTTTTCTAGAAGTTGATTCTTTAAGATACGACAAAGAAAATCCTTTGAAGATCGTAGTCATAATTTCATCTGGGATGTGGTTGATAGAACGATTAATATAATCTTTATTGTAACCACCAAGCATATCTTTGACCTGTGAAAACTCAGGACAATCTATGCTGTCATAATCGATAAATCCAAGATACTCAGAATCAGGGAATACATTATCCATTAAATGCGTATATATAGCAGTCAATGAATTATTCTTTTCGTAATTCTCAACAGTCTCACGAACAGTATCATTAAAAAACTTATGCAGTTTTTTGATTTTAGATGCAAATGATTTAATCGTAACATCATCATACTTCATATCTTCGCGGTTAGCTGTAACTGATATTTCACCAACATCGAACAAGAACACTACATATGGTGCAAGTGCTTTATACATTGTTAATGCTTCTTCTGAAATACGCTTCTCTAGTTGTTGCTGAACCAAAGAATAATCTACAGGATATGGAACTTGACCGTATATGGCACCAACTTTATTGTCGTTACCCCAACCAGACAATCTAGAAGCAAACATCCATTCACCATCAGGATCGTTTAAGTTTGAATCTGATTTATTACGAACATTATCTTCATCATACATTGTTTCGCTGTAATTTTTAATTGTAGGGCGAACGGTAAAGTATGCGGTGAAGTGTTCAATCGCTGTTACGAATCGCTCTGTCTCAGAAGAAGATATACGAACATCAAGACCGTTGCGCTCTGGAGTATCTTTTGAACCCATTTCAGCAATCTTAGGATAACCATCTTCAACAAATACTGCAAACATGTAGGCAGTACCATCCATGTAAGATGTGACTTGAAAATTATCTGTGTAAGAAAATGGAGTTTTTGAACCAAGACCAAATCCACCAATAAAATCATTTGATGCAGATTTAGTTGTTTCAAAATAAGTTGAATATAAACCCTTTACATCTTCGGGTGAAAGACCAGTACCAAAATCTCGAATAGAGAAGTATGGTTCTAGTGTACTTGGAATATGAATTTCAAACGGCTCATCGGCGTTACCGTTGATACGATGTGAATCGTATGCGTTTGATGATAATTCTCGAACAATCGCATTTACAGAGTCTGTGTATAGACCAGAACTTAGAATTTCAAATGCGTGTTGACTTTGATTTAGTGAAAAACTTGTTTCAGCGCCTACTGCGCCTCCACGTAAAACCTGTGATTTCGTCTTGTTGATCTTCATGTCTTTTCCCGTTGTTATTACTTGTTAATATCAATACGGACATTGTAAATGATACGGGAGTGAGAGACAATCTATTAATTCACAAAATTAATTTAAAATTAATTTTTAATTAACGAAAAACCTCGACTGGTTCAATATTCTGATTTGGCCTCTTTTTTCCAGTCTCGCTTCTGGCGATTTCTGGATGCTTTCTTGCCATTTTTATCTTCGTGCGCTCCAGCGCCTGTCATGTTCTGTGAGTTCTTGGCTACGAAGTTATTAGTGCGACCGCCCATAGCTTCATCCTTTTCAGCCTTAGTGCCTACGTTGGCAACTCTGCGCTTACGAGCTTCAGATAATAATTCTTTTAATGCTGACATAATAAAACCTATAATAATTAATTATATAGTATTTATAGTCGCTCGATATTATTTTCCGATAAAAACTTAGTGAATAGATCACGAGTGACTTTTATTGATTCCAAAGTCATTTCGATATCTTCCAAAGCATTATGGTCTTTCCTTTCCGTACCAACCAATAAATTAAATAATTCATCAGAGTTATGAGCATTCCAAAGTGGATGTGCTAACGAGAATGAATCTACATGACGTTGACTGAATCTAAGAGTAAGTTCGTGACGTTCAAATACATCCTGTAAAAATCGAATATCAAAATGTACATTATGTCCAAGACAGTTTAATGGTGAGCTTGTACCCCAATATTTAATTATCAAGTTAGCAATTTGTCTTACAGCTTCTTCTTCATCGACACCATTTACGTCCAGATAATCTTGGGATAGACCATGAATGTTTACTGCGTATTGACCAAACTCAGGATCTTTTTCTTTTTGTTGAATTGATTCCTCGTTCCACTTAACTTCAAGATACAATTTTTCAATCACTTTATATGTGAGTGCATCAATAACAAGAAAACCCCAAGAGAGAGCTTGATGTTTCTCTTTGGTTTTTTTGTTATATAATGGATCATTGTTCTTTACACAGACTCCAGTTGTTTCACAATCCAAACCTAGTATAAATTCAAAGTTCATCGCCATTCTATTTTCTCCACTCCATTCCTTTATCGCCTAGACGATAAACCTTACTACCAATAGATGTTGCGTCTTCTGTGCCATCTGGAGTTATAAACCAAACCCATTTCTTAGGGTATTCTGGTGTAGTTCGACCAGCACATCCATCGGTAAATACAAATACAGCATCATAATAACCATTTTCGTTTTCTACATGATCACGAATACAGTTGAATGAAGTACCACCACCACCTTGTAAGTTATATGGTGGGTTTTTAGCTATTGAATATACTTCAGTGTCAAAGCCAAAATATTTAACTTCAAACAAATCTCTTGGTAATGACATTGCATTATTCAAGAAAAACTCGCTGTCATTAACACATGACCCAGAAGTATCAAGATAGATTAATACTTTAGTTTTTTTCGTAAATTCTTTAACATGTTCGCCGGGTAAATCAACGCCAGTTTTAAGTAAAACCATTCTACGATCAATAAAAGCCCAATGGCCGTGTTGTTTTTGATCATGCACACTTTTACAAAGCTTCAACCATAGAGCTTTCCAGCTTTTACGTTTAGGTACAGGAAAGTTATATTGCATTGAATCCAAGCCATGAACATTACCAGCTTTTTTACCTTTGCGATATTCTATTCGCTTAGCAGCTTGCTTGATTTCTTTACTTTTTGGATTATTTTCTTCATATTCCTCAAGTGCTTCTTCAATAGCTTCACGCAATTCATCAGACAATTGATCTTGTTCTTGTGCTGAAAACTGATGATCATCCAAAGGCATTGGTAGACCTTCACCATCACCTTCCATGCTTTCACCGGGAACTACTTTGACTTCACCGTTGCGAATTTTTTCTGCAAGCTCTTTTTGTCTTTCTTCTTGTTGAGCTAAAAGAATAGAGTAATAGTATTCTGCTGTTTCATTATCAGAAACAAAATCAAACTTAGGATCTTTAAACGTAGTTTCTAACCAGCAATAGTTTTTCCAGTCAGGAAGATCGGTTTTTTCAAATTCAAAATGTCTAACCAGCAATTCGTTTATAGCTACATCGGCAGCTACGTTTTTTAATTGTGCGTTACCTTCTTGGAACTTCATACGACTGAAGTGATTATTCAAAAGGTGTAATTGCTCATGGCATACCACGAACAATCGAGCACGTTCAGATAGGCTTTCCCAGAACTCAGGGTTGAATAGGAATTGAATTCTACCATTTACACTAGTAACAGCAGCGGTAGGAATTACATCAGTCCAGAATATATCTGAACAACCCCAAAACTTTCGAAAGAATAGATTTCGTTCTTCTAGCTGATCGATAATCGCCATTCGTTCTTTCTTTGGAATTTTTTTCATTAAAGCCATTTGTTCGTATCCCGTTATGTAATGTGGGTATTATATAGAAAATTAATTAATTTTGTGTGTTTCAAGTATCATAAACCAAAAGGGACTGAGAATCAATGATTCCAGCCCCTTCCAGCACTACTACATGGGTTATCCCTTACTGCTTAAACGCTTTTAGCTTCAAACAGTTTGGCTGACAATTCATAATCCCACTGTGTCAGGTATACAAGAAGTTTTGGCTTCTCTTTGTACATGTCTCGCATGATATCCATTGGAAATTCATCCATGTTATCTTTGGCCCACATCAGGATCACTTGATACGTATAACCAGTGCCTTTGTGTTGTAACATACCATCAAGATCACCATCTTTGAATGCTTTAGAGAATTCTGCTGATGATGCCTTTTCACAACGATCATAAACAAAGTCTCGGTGTTGCTCGTACCAAGTACCTTCTTCAAGCGCTGATTTAACAGTCTCACTCTTAATACCGTTCATGTTACGAAGTAGTATATCAACAGTATCGTGCTGCTGTGTCAATGCTCGAAGCTGTTCTGGTAGCAGACTTGCAACCAAATCAACCGACATATCGATAGAGTAGTTTTTAAGATCACGAAACGCTTCAACAACCTTATCGTCAGGCATTGGATCATTTCGATCTGTTATCTCATTCAAGAATGATTGTGGATCAGATGCCCAACGATCAATGTTGGAACCTTCACCTGCTGTCATATCCTGTAGCTTACGAATAAGATCGGCTGGACGTGAATCTGGAACTAGTGAATCACTTACATCACCACCACGCTGATACATTTCTAGTGCGTAGTCTAAGCGACGTGGAGATACGTGTTTGTTGATTTCTTCTGGAATAGCGTTCCACCACTTGATTGCTACCTTAGCAATGTGACTACCAAATTTATCTTTAAAATAAATAGGACAAGGCTTGTTCTCAAGAACGTATTGAACATGGAATCGATCTTTTTGTGCTGGATCAAGTTCATGAACATCAAATGTTTCTTCATCATCGGCAGGGTTGATAGCTGCCCAAACAAAGCGAAGATTTGGAAGACGAACACCATTGATAGATTTGAATTGAATCAATTCCATAACGGCATTTCGAACGGCAGGACCAGCTCGATTAAATTCGTCGAAGAAAATAGCTTCTACACCATAGTCAGCATCGGTGCTAAATTCTTTAGGTTTGATGTATTCAAGAAATGATTCACCAGTCTTTTCGTTCTTCTGTTCTTTAGGAACGCCGATTAGTGTTAGGTACGGATCCATCAACGATGCAGTGAAATACTTATAGTTGACGTTATTGCGACGGAAGGATTCTTCCATAATGGTTGATTTACCAACACCCTGTGTGCCGGTGAACAATACATTCAGATCATGTTCAATCCAAAAGTCAATCTTGTCATTCAATGTAGTATTAACGTCCATTGGTTTTGTTTTAGTTGCTGTACTCATAAATCTTTAATTCCTATGTAGTAGTAATTTGTTGTCATCTGTCAGTGCGGTAATTCTGAACTATGTAATTAATTTTTTCTGACGTGTTGTTCACAAAACGCTCTTATGCTTATTTTTATTTCTAAAACAAAAAAGGCGACCAATAAAGTCGCCCTTTGATACTACATAACAAGTAGATTGTTTAGTTTACAGCTTCTACATAAACGTCATTGCCTACGTATCCACCACCTTCTTTCAATCGGCGGCGAATGCTGGTGCTTAGAGCATCTGAACCATTACCTGTCAGTGACCGGCTTGCACTACGAATAGATGTAAACCGTACTGTATGACTGGATGGGTATGTTGCTTTTACTGCTTGTGGTGTAGCTAAACTTTTAGATTTTGCCATAGAATATTCTCCTGAAATAAATTAATTTTGATCAATCACTAAATACTTGTGATGCCGCACAGAATAATATATCTTTTGTGAACTGTCAAGCATTATTGTAACGTTTTTCAAAAACAATTTTTTCTGTAATTCCTCTGACAAAATTTGCACGTTCGGTAGCATCAATTGGAGTGACATTATATAAACGAGGCGTTTTGAATGTTTCGCCATCAAATTCCAATTCTCTATTAAATTCAATTTCTAAAAAATGATTTAATACAACGTCTACGGATGCACCGTATAATGGATTTGCATTTCGCACACCATCATCTTCTGTTTTAAACTTACCAGTCGGTAGTTGAAATACACCATCATAGTATTTGTTATATTCCACGCATCGACTGTAATAATCATTAATTTTAGAACCCATATCAGATACTTTACCAAAACTAAAAAGATAGTATACAAACGAATCGGTAAACACACGCTCGGTAAAATATATATCATCTGAATTGGCTGCAATAAGTTCATCTTCTGCTTTGCGTTTTAAAATTTCATCTTGAAACTTTAATGTTAATTCCATATCAGTGTTAACTTCATTTAATGTAACATTCCAATCGTCTAATATAGATCTACTTATTTTTCGCTTTAAAACGTTATAGCCAAAGCTTTCCAGCATTGCTAATGTTGTACTCTTTCCACTACCTTGACTTCCTGATACTGCAAACAACATAATTTATTCCTCTAGGTAATGCCAAACAAAACCAACATCTGTACTTGGAAGTCTGGATAATAATTGCGAAACATATTCTATATCTTCATGATCAACTTTGTCAGTATCTATTACTACCAAAATACCAACTTCTTCAATTAATATATGGGGAACAAGATTATCGAATCGTTTTAAATTTTTCTCTATTTCCGATGCCATCTGTTCAACTGTGAATGAATTAGATGTGTGTTTATCCAACACATAATCAAAAGTAGTTTCATATTTAAATTGACTTAGAGTGATTATTTCTACAGAAACTGTTTCAGTACCAATGTTATCGAAAAAATCATCAACGCTTGCCTGATTCAACATATCATTATGCGTATCTGGCAAACCAGCTAAGCGCTTTAATGTATTGGGTTTTATGATAATCCTGTCTGAGAAGCTATTCTCAATCATTGACTTACTCCATCAAGTGATTTTTGTATTGCTTCTTCATCTATATCTACATCAGATTCAGCTTTGCGCTGTTCAATATCATCTAATGTTTCCATTGCCACTATCATTTGGATAGCTTGAGTATTAATTTTATCTAACTTTTTTTGAAGATATGATTTTTTTGTTCGAGTGGATGATTCTTCTATTTCAGTTTTGAGATTTTTTCCTGATTCTAGGAGAGCAATTAATTCTTGAGAGGCTGCTTCTTTTAATAAAGAATCTTTAGATTCGTGTTCTTCATTAATTTCTTCTTCGTGCATATCACTCTCCAGATGGTCAAGTGATTATAATATGATAACTAAGTCAATAAATCAAATACTTTATTGACTTAAATTTGTAATTAATAATATTTGTGCATTTCCTAGAGTCGTTAATGTGTACTTTTGTACGCCATCTTCTGATCTAGTCGATCTGGGTGGAATGTCTGTACCAGCTAATATGTCTTGTTTAATATCAGTTTCTTTATTTAATGTAGTGTGAATGTTAAAAATCCACATCTCATCGTACAAACCTTGAGAATTTTCTCTTTTATAAACTAGCTTAGCGCCTTTAACTGTTCTAATAACACCTTGTCGGTCTGGATCGTCGTTTTTTACGAATTCCCCATCTTCGAGTTCATCTGGATCGACCACAACATTGCCGTCTTCATCGGTATCGAAGTTTCCAGCGGTTTCAAAATCATCTTCTTCAGAACCAAAACCACCTTCGTCATCTTCGAGTTCTCCATCTTCGTCTGATAGATCGATGTCATCGGATTCTTCTCCTGATCCACCACCCCCCATTTTGTTATCTTCTTCGTCATCTTTAACTCCTAAATCTTTAGCTAACATATGGTAATACGTTATAGCTGTATTGTTAGCTATTTTCAATCGTTGCATCATAGCTGCTATTACATCATCTTTTTGCATGTCACCACGACGAAAAATTGGTCTTAAAAAATTTCTCGCCTCTTCCTTCTTGGTGACTTCATTTAAAATTAATTTAATTGGACGTTCGCGAGCCATTTAGTATTCCTTCGAAATATACAAAATTTAAATGTATTTATTAACTTTTCGTCATAACAGCATTAAAAAACACAGATAAATACAAATATAATAACAATAATAAGAGAAATTGGCTATGTCAACGCGAAAAATCAGTAAATTAATTAGAGAAGAATACCCACCTGATTATACTGGGTATAAATTTATAACTCTCATTCAATTTAATGGTGATAAGTTTTTAACCATCGTTGATCGTGTTACTGAGAAGACTATTTCTGCTTATATACTAGATTTATGTGGTCCTCAAAATATAGATGAAGAAACTATATTAAATATAGCTTATGAATGGTCTGATTCAGAACGAAAGAACTTTCCAATATCTTATGAGTTCGCTCGGCTACAATTGACCAACGAAACAACTGTTTTACATAGATCATTCAATAAAGACTTTATTGAGCGTGTTATTGGACCATTACCAGCAATTGAAGTTGCTATAGCCACTGTTAAACGGAAAAAGCGGAAAAAAATTAATTTACCATCTAATACGATCATAACGGAAAAATTTATTAAATAATTTTATCCATATCAATTAAATGAAGCTGTAATACTATTGTCAATGCGTATGCATGGGCATGACTTTTCTTAAATGAAAACCCTTCCCAATTCCCATCATAAATTAATGGTCTAATTTTAATTCTATCTTCGGGATTAGAATTAACATACGAGTCTAAGAGAGAGCGTGGGCCGGGTCTTATGAGTGCAATGCAATCTGCTAACTCTGGTATTGATCGTGGTCGTATACGGCTAACTACATCAAAATAGCGATGAATCTGGAATAGATTAAGATAGTTCTCTTTATCCAACAACAAATCCCAGTTTGGTTCTAATTTAAGCAATTCTCTAATTTCTGATTTAGAATTAAAATTATCATATACATTAATTGATAGGAAATCTATTTTAAAGAATCCATATTGTTCTGCTTCGTCATATGGGATTGCTGCAAGGTTTGTTACTGGATCGCTGGGCATGTTTTGGAAATACCAACCAACGTTATGTTTCTTATACCCATCATCGACAAGCATGGAGGCTTGCACAATGTCAGGAAATACGGTGGATGGATCGAAGCCTGTTTTAGTATCTATGTCTATATCCATGACATAGATAATATCACATCAATTTATTTTAAGCAGATTTATCTAGAATTTTAATTCCAATTGAGAAAAACGTTAAATCTTGAGCTGATGATGCTGAATGCTCTACATTAATCGCAATTGTACTTGTTCCATCAATTCTAACTGGGCCAGTATTAATACTATTAGTAGTTTCTTGACCAGTAATAATTTCACGAAGATCTTCGTATGAAGTCAATGCTGATGGTGATACTGATAATCCAACCTTTCTCCAACTACCTGCGGTTGCATCAGTTTCCCATTTAACCATAACAGAAATCTCTACAACTGCATTACCACCAATTGCAGGGAAATCATCTAAATCAAATTCACCAGTGGTGGCATCGAATATAGAATCTGGATCATATATTGTAGTGAATGATCCATCAACAACGGTAATGGTGTTAGAAGGTACGGCTACAAATGTAGTTCCTTCTGCAACCATAAACGCCTGTTCTTGATTTCCTAAATTAATTGTTAATGTATCAACTGCACTTTTAACATTGGATGTTAAACCAGATAGATAGTTTATTTCTGTAGCGGAAACTGAAACATCTTGTAGATCGGCTAATTGAAGGGCTTTAACTTCATATTTACTAGATGTTGTGTTGTATTTTAAAAATGGTGTGGCTGTAGATGGAGCGGTTCCATCATCGACATTCGATAAATCATTTACATTAGATGAAGCCACAGAACTTGCAAGAACTAAATCATCAACATATTTTTTAGTAGTGGCATCGAAATTGGTACTTGGTGTTCCCAAGTTAACAATAGAATTGGTTGCCATATCAATATCACCAGACATTGTACCACCAGATAAATCTAAGAAATTATCATTTAACTCAATGAAATCATCATCAACATATATTTTTAATCTATTGGCGGTAGTGTCATACCAAACACGTCCTTCGTCAGCACTAGTTGGTTCTATTTTACTAACTGTTATATTACAGATGCCTCGCCATTCACCATTTCTATATTCCATAGTAACGACTTCTGGTAAGAATCCCACAGAATTTGGGTTAGAGAAAGCACCTGTTGTGGTGTGTTTGATTTTAATTGTAGATGGTGATAATGCATTGTTTGCTGTATTAACAACACGAGTTAATTGCTTCGAACTATTATCAAAAAACAATTCACCATGAACAAAATCTGACGGTGTTCCAGTTGTTACTACTGCTACATTCCAAGTCTTTCCTACTGGATCCCATTCATACCATTCAGTATCGGTTAAAATAAAATCAATTCTACAACTCCATTGCTGTCCTTCGGTGGCGAAAGATGGTTCTGTTGAACCGGAAAAATTTTCTAGTATATTAAGAATATTCTCTGAAAGACGCTCACCATAATTAGGATGCGCTTTACCATAGAGTATTAAGCTACTATTAGCTGCTATTGCGGTATCATCCAATATTGGACTCAATGGATGCAATGGCCCATTACTGGTAAACTCAGAAATGTTTATCGTCGCATTTTCTGCAAATGGGTTGGTTTTATTTATCTTGTATGCCATATTCACATAGTTCCATTACTTTAACTTTTTTATCTTTTGATACTTTTATTTTAGTGGGCATTTCATTACCTTCTATTTTAAAATAGACAGCGGCAAAGCCTTTGGGTAATTTAGATTCCACAGATTTAAGTGAATTTTTATAATTATCAGATTTTATATCTGATATATTATTGTTCACCACTGATTGAACAATTCCAGAATCTTTTTCATAAATTAAAATACTATTCATTTTAATATTCCACGTTAAATGTTGCATTATCTATAAGAACAGCATCAAATTTTTCAACTATGGTGCCTGTTCTATTGATAGGACCAAATACAAATTCATTTGATGTATTACCGAATCTAAATTCTATTTCCGATTGAGCTGCGTTTATTTGGGCCGTGGTTGTAGCGAAATATTGACCAGAATATACATTCTGATAAGTATCCATAGGAATACCCGGCAATACTAAATCTGTCCATGCACCTACTGGAACAGCAGAACTTCGATATTGTATATCCACTGGTGCAAATGTAAAAAATCCACTAGACCCTTCACCGCCGCCTGCTACTCTTAATGCATAACTAAAAGATATTCGAATTAATACAGTTGCTAAACCAGATGTTTTTATATCAGCTACCGTACTATATGTTTTATTTACTGCATTACTAGTTCCATTAGTAGGGAACGAATTAAGATTTGCAGTTGAAGTTGGAATGTCAACAAAATTGGATGAAGTTCTCCAAGACGTACCATTTTTCTCTAATGCTAGCCTATTAGGGCTTACATTTCTACCTATACCTATATAACCCCTACTATCAGCATATTTTTTAGTTATTAGTCTTTCATCTTCGGTTACTTCGACATCGGCATGATCTGTGGCTCTAGGTTTTGTAATGGTAACTGTGCCATTTTGCTCTAATGTAACTCTTGAATCAGTAGTGCCTGAAGTGTATTCAATCACTGCTGAATCATCTGAATTTAAACCAAACTTAGCAAGTCGTGCCCCTGCATTTGAACTTAATGAGACATTTGCACTATCTACTGCTGGGTTTAATCTAATAATATCATCTGATTTTAGTACTTCAAATGGTTGACTCATAGTTGTCAATCCATCTTTCATTCTAAGTTCACTTAAAATATTAGATCCAGCTTTTTTCTGTAAAACTAAATCATCAATACTGCCAGATCCATTTATTGGTAAAATTGATAATTCAGCTTTCACAGCTTGATTATCTTTAAAGTATAAAATAGATCCAGATGTTGGACTTGTTGATTCTATTGTCATAACAGGAAATGCATTTTTTAATGTAATATTTTTAGTAAAATCTACACCAGTATCAGTCATTCTAATTTCATTTTGTGTGGTTCCTGTAACCTCTGCACCATTAAAAATACCTTTACTAAGAACTAAAACATCAGCAGTTCCTTCTTGACTCAACCAAAATTTTCCTTTGTTACCAGACGAATCTGCTAATACAAATTTTGGATCTGTTGTGTTATTAGTTGATTTTGCATAAAATCCAGCATTCGGTTTAGATACTGTAATATCATCTTCAAATATACCATCATCAAATCCATTAGCTGCTATTTCAAAATCAACATAATTTTTGGTTGCTAGTGTTTGGCCTGTATCAGATGCTATGGTGGATGGAGTTCGTATCTTACCTTGAGTGGCGTGAGTTTCGATATATCCATCGTGCATGTGTATAGAGTTTTTAATTGTTTCATTAACACGTTTTTCAAATTTTAGCGTATCTACTCCCGTACCCGCTTCTTGCTCAACAAACAATCGCCCTTTAACAGCAGATAAATCTTCAAATTGAACATACATTGGAGATAATTCATCTTTACTAATTAATTCTATTCCAGTTCCACCATTACCAGCCGGTCGAATAATTTTTACATTTCCGGATAATTCACCACCCTTTAAATCTAAAAATCGTCCTTCACCATCTAATTTCCACACAGCATCTTCCGTTTCTGTGGCGGCGATGGTACATACGTATAAACGTTTGTTTGATTTATTAAACCATGTTTGTCCTATAACTGGATTTTTTATTCCATATAAATCTGGATTGGCGGCAACTGGTTCTGGATCTGGTACTTGATCTTCGTCTGGTTGAAGTGGATTTTTTGCTGGACTAGCAAATGATTCCATGATTCTGAACAAGTTTTGTTCAATTCCTTGACCCCAATTGAAAGAACCTTGTCCATATAGAATCAGATCCGTATCGATATTGGCTGGAGCAACAACAGGACCATTAGTTGTTCCTGCATTGACTACAATGGTTTTTGATGCATCTGTTGATGTAATTGAATAAATTGTCATTAATTTCTACCCATAAGAGTTCTTTTACTTGATTTCAATACTCTTATTTATAGATTGATGACTTTTATAGCATTAGTTCTTTAACACATTCTTTGGCAGTTGCTCGGATGTTGGGATTAATTTTTAGTTTAGAATTCCATGTTTTCCCATCAATTAATTCACTCACAAGCTTTTTGAAATGATTACTCAGTTCATTTTTATAAAATTCCATAAATTTTGAACTATTTAAGATGAGCCACGGACTAAGTTCTCGTGATGTGATCATTTCAACTAAATCGGCGGGTGTTATTAAATCAAAGAATTCAGAAGTATCAACACCAACCATTTCACAAAAATCTAATATAGTAGTGACTGATATTTCTATTTGTTTTTCAGGTTTTATAAATTTATCGATGTTATCAATATAATATGAATATGATAATGGATCAGTCCATTCTGATGGCGTTAGTCCCTTACTACTCATCACTTTTAGATATATATCGATATCAACTAATCCCACTTTTTCTGAAAATGGAATGAATTCAAAACAAGCTTTATAGTAACTGGATTCTATAAATGTTTCTAGTGGTGGGACATTATTAAATTTTATTTCCATAAATCTGCAATACAATTCGTATGCTCGTTGACCTAATGCAGTTTTGGATCTATCGATTCTAGCCTTAGTTGGACATTCGTGCGCTAGGAAGTATTTTTCTATCTTATACTTTTTGTTGCAATAAGCGCAGTTATATTTAAATGTTTTCATCTAGTCTTTAATTCTTTTTTCAAATCTCTAATAAATTCTTTTGTTTTTCCTAAATCGTTTGCTAATTCTATAAATGTATCATCATCTAAGATTGGTAATACTTCTGAGCATCTACGTGATGAATAGTTATAGTATTCGGAAACTACTGTTATCATATGTTTTGTTTTTGGTGCTTCCTTTGTTCTTTTTAACCAATTATATTTTTGATATTTTCCATTAGTTGATATACTCATCAAATTAATTAATAACTGTTTATGATGATAGAAATCAAATATGTATTTATTTACTGTTTGATTCAAAAGATATATCTGTCGCTCGGATTTTGTTCCAGATAACCAGCGCATAATTACAATGGGCTGCATAGCCTTTTCTTCTTCTTCGGAAAAACTTCTAGATTTTAATGATATACGTTTTAGAATATCAAATATATCAAACTTATATGTTTTTTTATCTGGCAAGATAAAATCTCCAATTACGGTCTTTTAACGACACCCAAAGATTTATTACAAAACTTACATAGAATTGAATCATCATCCTGACCCACTAACATATCATGTGGGTGAATACATTCATTAACCATAACCCCTCGGGTTGTAGTTATTCTATCAATAAGTTTTATTTTTTCTGCCATAAGCTCAAAGATTTTATCTTCTAATTCTTCTAACTCTACATGAAGTTTATCGATATTTTTTTGTTTACGTTTCCATGAAGCTTTTTCTGGCTTTGATGAAGCTGTTTCTACGGCCTGCTTTTGATCATTTGTAGTCATTATGTTATACCTGCTTTAATTCGATGAACAGTGCTGCCAGATTTATTTCTGGATCGGCCACCATTGAATGTGTGTATAAGTATTCCGCGATTTTTAATTGTCCAGCTTCCCACTTATCTTGTTTAGAGAACTTCTTAGATTTATCTAAGTTTTTGTACAAGAATGTATATATTTCTTCTATCTCTTGATTAGAGGCATGTCCACAAACAACTTGTCTAGCCTTAATCCAATCATCATTTGTGATGTGGCCCATTAACGTTATACGAAAATCCTCGGTGCTTGTTGCAGCTTTTGCTGCTATATCCATCAAACTATCATCATCAATGCTTTGTTGAATCGAATTAACAATCTTTCGAATGTCTGGATAACTGGCTGCTACATATAAATCAAGTTGTTCTAAATCAAAATCAATTTCTTCTGAAACTAATATGTTCGCTACATACTCTGCAATATCATCAGGATCTGCTGCCTTAAATCTAAAATGCTGGCATCTTGATTTAATAGGCTCTTTAATTTTATTTTCGTAATTACCTGTCAGTATGAATCTTGCTTCGTCAACATATTCTTCCATTAACCTACGCATTACTGCTTGACCGTTGGGTGTAATGTAATCAGCTTCTTCAAGTAAGACTATTTTAGTACCATCACCAAATGCGTATGACATTACAAACGAATTTATTTTTTCGCGCATAATATCAACTGAGTTTTCATCAGATGCATTGATAGTGAGAATATCGGCTTCGTCAACATTCATCGAATCAATTAATATTTGAGATATTGTTGACTTACCACTACCCTGAATACCTGTGAGTAGTAAATGTGGAATTGATTTTTCTTTAATGAATGTTTGAAACGCGACTTTGTGAGTCTCATTTTCAAAAATATAATCGTCGATTTTCTTGGGTCTATACTTCTCAACCCATAGTTCTTTGAATTTTCTATGCATGAACACTCACCAGTAAATCATTGAATTATACTGGTGAGTATATTTAATGTCAATATATTAAACTACTTTATCTATGCCTATTACTTTATCTTCGTTTGTTTTCCAGAACGTATCATCGTTTTTTAATTTAATTCCATTTGTCCACATTAAAGGTTCAATTAAAATTCTATCACCAACAACAACTTCTTTTGTTTTATGGCCTACGGCGATTACTGTTCCCCATTTAGGTGTGGATGTGGAGTCTTCGATATTACCCATAACAACGATACCATTGTCTGTTTGAGTTTCGAACATTTTTTGACCTTTTGAGTTTGTTACTGTCTTTTCTTCAAATCTAAAAAAAATTTGATTGTGTAGTGGTTTAAGATCCGCTGCTGTTGTCATCGTCTTTATCTCTCTTAATAGTTGGTGGCTTCGCTTTTTGGCGGCCCCTAGTTGATTTCTTATCATTAGATTGTACATCAACATCACTATCTTTCACAACTTCTTTTTCATTTTCTACATCAGTACTTTCAACTTCTTCGACTAATTTTTCTTCTTTAATTATTCGCTTCTCAGCTTCTGGTTTTTCTGATTTTGTTTTTACTTCATCTTTTTTAATTTTCTTTCGAGTTGGACCTAGTGCATTCATCTTACGTCGAAGTCTAGCATTAATTCTTTCCTGACGTTCTTGGACTTCAGCAGATGCTGGCATTTCAGCCATTTGTTGCTTTGCACGTATAAGATCATAATTAACTTCAACACCAGCAGATGTAATATGTTTTGGTTTTCGACTCATGATTTGACCTATCTTATAAATTCATTAAAATCTAGATCATATTCAACACTATCCACATCATGGACTTTCATTAAATACAATACGTATGAGCTTACCGAACTACCTCGGCCCACACCCCAGACTATATCCTTTTCCTCAAACCTATTTATTATATATAAAATAGCATGTAATACTGGAATTAAATTAAATTCTCGATAAGCGATCATTTCTTCATCAATTCTATCAATTCTTTTGTTGGTTTCATCGTCAGAGAAGTTAGATTTATCTATTTCGTCTGCAAGTTGTTGATCTATAAGAGATTGTAGATCCATATCAATAAAATATTTTGGCAATAACCATTTAGGTGTTATTGATAAGTCTGATTCGCGTGTTGTGATTTTTGCGTCTGATGCAAATTTATTATATTGTCGTAGATCATCAGTCATTTCATCCACAAACACTTTTCCAGTATTTGCATACTGAATATATTCTTCTATCTCTGACGATGGGACAGTAGTGGTCCCATCATACCAAACAATTCTATTACGAACCGAATGATGATTCATACGATCCGTCAGGTTTAACTTTAGGTGAAACATCAACAAGTCCATCTGCATTAACTGGCTTTAATGGATTTTCATTAGGCAATATCACTGATGGCCCTGCTTGTGTTGGTGGTGCTTCATGAATGATCAATGAAGATTGGGCTGGTGCTTGCTGAGCTGGTGCTTCGTGAATTACTTGTTGCGTTGATGTTTGTTGAACTTTAGATGCAACAGGTTGTTGCACAACCGATGGAGTAGTTTCCAGTGATGCAATCTTATCTCTAATTTTTTGCCATTGCTCTGGTGATGGATGCCAATCATCATCTTGCATAGATTCAACACCTTCTATCCATGTTTTTAAATCAGATGCAGATATTTCCTCAACCTTTGGTTTCGCTTTTTTGCGTGGTGCTCGTTTTTTAGCTGCTGGCTTTTTAGTCTCAGCTTTTACCTTTACTGGCATGTTTGGTTTATCAGATTCAGGAGTCTTTAATGATTCTTTCAATGTATCTTTAAATGATGGTACGGCTTTCTTTCCAACCTCTGAATTGCTGATAATCTCGTCATTGTCGGTCATACAAAATCTCCTGATAATAATGTGTTTCTAAAATGTTTGTTATATGAATCGGCTGGAGATAAATTAATCCATCGATCTTGATCTATTGGATGACAAAGCATATGACTTTTACTCATCGATGGAGAGAACGATGTTTCAGATGCATGATAATCCACTGCTTCTATTACGTGCATTTCAACCATTGAGTTATTAAAACCATAACAAAAGCAATGAAATTGTTTCCCCAACACCGCTCCTACTTCTGATATATCAAGCTGTGATGTTTCTGGATCTACAATTAATATATTCCATGTTGCTGGTACAATAAAATTAAAACCATCTATTAACAATTCTATTGACGGTGCTGTAGTTGCTTCAATGACATTTAATGGTGTAATTATGAAATCTTTCATATCTAAATCCATGACCCAAAAATATTCTTCCATAATAATAGGACGGATATTATCTATCATTGTTACTGCCTGTGATTCTTGAAATACCAGCATATTTAATTCTCTTTGTAGTTAAAAGAATTATACCACACACATCACATTTTAATCAAATATATCTGAATCCAACCCTTTGAATTTTACGATTTGTTTTTTGTATGGATACTTCGCCTCTTTATAAAAATTAATGCGCTCTCTACTATGTCTCCTAGAATATTTTAAATCAGCATAAATGTCCAATACTTTTACTTTGTTCTTATCCACATCCATTCGAAGCCCACGGCCAATACTTTGCACTGTTTTAATTCCAGACTTTCCAAAATTAATATATGCTAGTGTGAATATACGTTTGATATTTAAGCCTGTGCTTGCTATTTGAGATGTTGCTATTAATATAATATCATCTCTGTCTGCGTATTCTGCATATATCTTCTCTCGATCTTTTACTTTATCACTACCAGAAAGAAATACTCCACCTTCAATCATATTGGCTAGATCTTTTCCGTATTTAACACCATCTACTAAACATAATACATTTCCATAATTATCTCTGTAATGAACTAGTTTTTGAGCTATCCATGCCATGTGTTCTTTTGAATTATTATTAAATTTCTTTTCAGATTGATAGTCTGGTAGAAATGTATCTCTAAATTGTTTATAGGTTACTGGCTTCTTTTCTACAAGTGATGGTCTAAAACTTTCGAGATACGCATCGTAATGAATGGCTAGATCATGTTCTAACTCATAAATTTCAATATCAAGATTAGACAATAATCCTTTTTCTATCAAAGTGTGTGCTGGAATATCTATGCGTTCTGGGCCTAATGCCATATGTACAGTCATTTCATCTATTTCTTCTTTTGGCATTGTTCCAGTCACACCAAACCGAACTGGAAGATTTCTTCCATGTTTTAATAAAAGTGTTTGGAGTATTGGTCCTTTTACCATATGCGCTTCGTCTACTATCACCGCATGAAAACGATCCATTAATTCTGGTTTGTTTTTTAATGATTGCCACGTTGATACTAAATGAATATGATTCAATTCCTTTTTATCTCCGTAATAAACTCCAGCATCTATTCCCATTAACACATAATCCTTGTGTGTTTGCCTTACCAATGTTTTATTAGGTACTATTGTGATAACATTAAATCCACATGCTTCTTCGTATATTTTAGTTAAGCATCCGGTTACGTAAGTTTTACCAGATCCGGTGCTGGCTTTTCCGATGCCATTACCATGTTTAATTAACGTATTAATAACGTCCACTTGGTGATCCCTGAGTATCAGAGGATTGCCATCAGGCCCAGTCATATAATTTAAGTACTGATTATCAATGGGATCCGGTTCGCAAATTTTTGAACGTCTGTTATCGACAAGTTCTATGTCATACCCAACATCATCAAGATAGGGAACAATTTCATCTAATAAGTGCAGATAGGTGTCACCATTGTCCTTAAAGAACATGATTTTACCGTCCCATTGGCCGAGCTTAAATTTTATATTATAAAATCTGGTGGGTGAGAATATTGCGTATTGAGCTTTTAATTTATCTTTGTGTTGGTTTTGCAATCCACGTACAGAACAATTAACTTCATCTTTGATTACGAGAGTGCATTTTTTATCCATTATAATGTAATGTCAGAAACATCCGCTACCCTCGCTTTAACAATATTGTTCATGGAAAATCCTGCGACTCTCCAGCTTTCGACTGCTGATGCATACATGTCGTGTACCTCTCTTACTTCTAGCATATATCCATGCACTTCTAGGTAAATATCATCTGCATCGATGTATTTATTTATCTCTCTTTCTCCGAGGGCAACCTGTGAGCTTTTCTTAATTCCACTATATAATTTTCCTCTAACTTGGGCGACTCTGGCTTCCATATAGGATAGGATTTTCTTTAATTCATTGTGACGTTCAGAATAAAAAGCATAGTAGGCTGGAATATCGGTGCTGATGCGCTCGATAGTCTTACCTTTCATTTTTAAATCAGATTCAAAATTAGCATACTCGTTTTCATAGTATTCCAATACATCTGGGAGCTTTTCAAACTTCCGTCCTAAATTAATATCTCCTGCCATTTAATGAGCTACCCCTGTATCCATATTTTCTAATATGTCATTCATATCTTCTTCATCCATATCATTAGATATAGAAGCGGCAACATCTTTTCTAAGCGAATTAAGATGTTTTCTTTTTCTAGCTTTTGGCTCTGCATGATTTACCAAATATTCAAACACTTCATCACTATCATTAGCATCTATTAAATCAGATGGTACTTGAATTCGAAATTTCTTTCTATATTCAAATTGATCTTGTATATCATTGATTTCTACTATTGAACCATCTTGCAATTGAATGTCAGTACCGACTGGTGCAGTTATAAATCCTGTGATGATATACACATCTTCGACAGGATCAATAGTATTTAATATTAGTTCGTCACCATCACTTAATATAGAAGTATGAAATAAAAATTCATTGACGCCTATTATTATAGGCGAAATCAATTCAAAGATTTCTTGTGTGTAATCATCATACTGTTTTTCACGAATGTCAATTTTATGATTAATTTTATTTGTTATTGTCATTTGAATTCCAAATTAAATCTTGTACTTCCATTATAGTCTGTGCCGCTAATTTAACATTAGGTTTGCGGGACAGTTCGGTATTATCATACGCTTCTTTTATTTTAATGTCCATAGTATCTGCATATGCTAATATTTCGTCGTATGTGAGAGAGCCATTGCGAATCTCTAACAGCTCTGAAGCATCATCTCTGAACACGTTTACTTGTCCTGTAGTAAGTGTTTCGTAGCCCATTCTGAGAAGTCTGACGAGATGCATAGCATTTTTTGTATCATAAAAAAATTCAGCTTCTAACTTAGCTCGTTTTTCATTTCTATTTTTTTTCCATAACCAATATTTGTCATAGAAATTTTTATCATCTGTCCATTTAGATCTATTTAATTTAACAATCGCCTTTGGTTGTCCCAGTGATTCTCTTGAGCCATCAAAATTATCTTTAATCGAACCATCTGGATTAAATAATTTAAATTTATTCCAGTCGTACATTCCATACAAATCATTTCCATAACTTATAAATCTATGATTATTGCTGTATGTCATTATATCAAATGTATTCGGCATAACTTTATTATCCGCGAACCACTGAATTAAATGAATATAACACTCTTGCCTCGGAATACATAATTTCAAACAATCATTAATATGATTATCTGGAGCATCATACTTGTTTAGCAGATTCTCTAATGATATCTCCATAATTTTTTTGCAACCTCTCAAATTGTTTTTTGTTAATTTTAAGAACTCCACTATCAATATAATTATTAATAGTGGAATTTAAATCAATTGAAAAAATAAAATCACTTATTTCAGAATATCCAATTAATTTACATATTAAATTACTATGATGTTCAATTAATGCATTAAATTTTAACTGAACTATTTTATTTTTTTGTAATTTTTCAGGTTTTATTTCATAAACTGTATTCAACGATGGTATATAGAAATCTGGCGTATATGCTCTAATATCATTTTTATCATCGGAATATTTAACTCTAAAATCTGACGATTCTGCGGAAATTACTATAATATTTGTTGAATACCAATACATGAGATACAACAATTCTAAACTACTTCTAAAATGTATTTCGTTGAATTTTCCATTTATTCCAAAGCCTGTGCCGAGGGGAGGTGATTTTCCATATGATGGATTGTCTTTACCCTTCAATCCGGTGCCGGGTCTTTTAACTCCAAACATTGGATTATCAGTTCCATACAGCCCAGCGTTCCATGATTTTTTACCGTATTGTGGATTTTTTTTGCCTAATTTACCATCACTAAGTTTTTTCCTACATTCGATAGAACGTTTAGAACCAGTATTTCTTTTTATAATTTTATCTATGCGTTCTTTTGACAATTTAACCCCTGTAAATTGTTTTTTAGTTCTCTGTCTTGCTTCTAATGAAGTAGTTGCACAAACCTGAGAACAATATTTTGAATATTTTGGATTTATCCACAACGAATTTTTCCCACACCAACATTTTGGTGTAGTGTGAACATTTTTTGTGATATGCCATATTCTTTGGCTTATAGTCGCATCACTATTTAAATAATGCGTATGTTTTATAATAGATGAAATTAAATCCCCACATTTAGAGTTTAAGTTTAAAAGGGGTGCATTTAATTTTCCATCTTTTCGAATTAATTCATTGTTGATTCTAAATAACAACTCATCATTTTTCATTTTTTATATAGTCCAATACTTGATCACCACAATTGTTTTTTATCCATGTATGATCAATATCACCCACTTTCAAAGCTTTTGTTAAAACGGTTGATAATGAATGTAATTGATCGGTGTAGTTTACATGTTTTTTTGATGATTTAATTCTTTTTAATTGAGAATCTGCATATCCTGCTGTTGTGAAAGCTATTTTGGATGATAAAAAATTGTCCCTACGTGATCTTAATAGCTCATATGCTTCAGTTGATTTTATAATGTCCTGATTGCGTACCCATAACATCTGTACAATATTTGGATTTTGATCCAGCAATAAGCGCATAAAGTGATTAAGTTCAAAATACTTAGTATCTTCATCTTCAACAACCTCTATTTCCCTAACAGGAAAAAATGGTGTTCTAACATTAATTGGATTTCCACAAAAAATTCCGCGCATATCAAGATCTGAAGATGGTATGACTGTTCCATATGCATGACTACCCTCAAGCACTGTACAAATTAAATTAGTTTCTAATAAATCGTTAGTATTCATATTATTCTATTCAGGTAAATATTCACAAACCGTTTCATCACCATTACTGTCTAAGAAATGGGCATCGCGTTCGCCAGTTTCCTCTTTAGCGGCTATAAAGAATTCCTGTGCTTCTGATTGTGTTTCAAAATCACCACAATTTTTATCTACAAAAACTGGTTCTGGTTCTTGTTCTTCAACTACAGGTTCTTCAACTACAGGTTCTTCAACTACAGGTTCTTCAACTACAGGTTCTTCAACTACAGGTTCTTCTATAACTGGTTCTTCGATCATTGACTCATCTAAGTTAACATAATTATTTGTTGCGTTGTGCCATTCACATGCGTATTTAAATGAATCATAAAATCCATCTAGATCGAATACATATTGAATTGACACACCATCTTCCATCAATAAAATTCTAAAAATACGATTAGTGAGCATTTGCGGGAGCATATATAATGTATCAGATTCTCTGATTGTATTAGAATATATTCCCCCTGATTCTTCTACACTAAAAGTAGTGAAGTCAGCTTCACTATTAGCTATCATACTTTCTGTTGCATACATGAGCAACAAATCATCTGGAGTATCATAGTAAGTAATAATATTAATTTTCGGGGATTGTTCGTTTATTGCACATTCCACTTTCAAACTTGCTTCTATTCCCAATACTTCATTTACACGAGAATTAAATGTTCGTGTTGTTCCTTTATAAATTCCAGTACGTAAATCAGGGCCAGCCATAGCATCAATCCAATTATTAAAACGAGCACGAGGAATAAGCTCTCGTTGCTCACCAATTGGAGCTACTGGAAACGTGGGTATTGATGTTTGGTCAATAGTTGAATCGTCTACGGCTCCAGCCTGTACGCCTGTAGAATCAACCCAATTACATCCAGATAATGTCAGGGCCATCAAAAATGTCAATGTTATTGATTTCATTGAAAACATACTACTCTATTGTGTAAATAATTCGATATTATATCATATCTACTATTTTTCTAGTAATTAATCTGTGAAATACCTCCTGTTTTTAGATAAATAATGTACAAGGGAGAATATTATGGCTAAACCAAATCTTAAAGATTCAAAAGCTAATTTCAAATTAATTTGGAATAGCGAATTTAATGAAAATGAACTAAACCAAGACAAGTGGCGATTTGAAAAAATCCTACCTGATCATAACGACAATCGTGCTCAAATGTCTCAACATGTAACCAATACTTTTGGTTTCGATACTGATGGCAATAAAAAAGATGGCGCATACCCTTTGGGTAAACGTCATGCTATGTGGTACGACAAGCACTTAGATAAAACACTAAAGATTCGCGATGGTTCTTTGGTTATGGGTGGATACAAATCTGATGAAGATGATCCAACGATCAAAGATTCACATCACCCATATGAACATCCACGTAATGGGAAAACTGCGGATTTTAGAAAGAAAATTTATACATCGTGGATTGATACTTACGCGATGACATGGGAAGATGGAGCCGTTCGACCTTCTTCTGAACATTCACCAAACTTTTATTTTCGATATGGCTTCGTAGAATTTGGAGTTAATTTTGAAAATGTACATACTGAGGGGTTTAGAATATCCGGTTGGTTACTACCTGCTGTTAATCCAAGCGATGAGAATAAATCACTTGTAGGTGGTACATACGATGATGACGATGGTAATGGTGTTGAATTAGATGTATGGGAATATGAAAATACTCCAAGTTCAAGAAATCTTTTACTATGTAAAAACATTGGTGCTAATGCAAAGAAAATTCCACCAGTTGATTTAGGTCCATTTGGAATTGATATGACTAAGGGCGATCATACGATTGCTGTTCATTGGTCTACTGAAGGTACTCGATGGTATGTAGACGGTGTTTTAATTTGCGAAGATCTAGTTTGTAAAGTTGAAATCGCGATGGCTCTATATCTAACACGAGAAGGTAATTCTGGTGCAAACTCTGGTGGTGGTGTTACTGCCCAACCTCCGTTTATTCAGAACGATCCGGGTTTATATGCGTATAACTTAGGAACCGAATCAGCAGAAACAATTAATTCTGATGAAGCTCTTATTCATTATGTTCGCGTATGGCAAGATGAAGATCATGACGGTAATTGGATTGCTCCTAATTGGAGAAATGGTGAAGGTGTTGAAGCTATTGGCGATAAGCCTGTTGCTGCTACTCCATCTGCTACTCCAGTTACATCTAATGATGCTGAACCACTTGTGATGGAAGATACTGATTCTGAATTTGGATTGAAGATTAATGGAAATGTTTTAACATGGAATCAAACTCATGATGAAAACAAGTATGACATTAAATTTGATAAAAATGAATATAAAAAATCTGTTAAAGGAACTACTTTTACAATACCTGATTCTTATAAAGAAGGTACTTATTATGTAACTGCTACTCCATCTAGTAAGAGATTTATTGATTCTAATAAAGTCGAATATTCAAAATCTAATATTGTAGATGAACCAGTAGTAAATGAACCAACCACCGATACTGAATCGGCTGCTGTTATTATCGCTCAAATCACCAAACTATTGGCGAAGCTTCGCAAGCTGTCCTAAACGGATCAGCAAACTACCAAGTAGGGATATCAATATAAACATATTGATTGATCCTCTGAATAGAGCACCGTTGCCAGATTTGGTGGCGGTGTTTTCTTCTATATTCGGTTCTTCAACCACTGGAGTTTCCACTACAGGCACTTCAATATGCACTTCAACTACTGGAGTATTATCAACTACAGGATTGAAATCAGGATTTTTACGGGCTGGTGCCATATTGCTATCTGTAACAAATGTAGAACCAGTTGTTCTAAACACAACAGACTTTGGTGATGTGTTACCATCAAAATCAAATGCAGCTACTGCATATTCATATGTCTGTCCAGCTTCAAGTTCAAATTGATTAAAACCTATACCAGCATCATTACGTCTGCCAATTTCCACACCATTTCTATAAATGATATAACCACTAACACCTTTATCATCATAAGATCGGCCCCAAGTCAACGTACCTTCCGATGGTGATGTTTTATACATTCTTAGATCTACAGGTGTAGATGGAATCACTGGATTAAATACTGACGTAGGATCAATTATATAAGGTTGATCTGACGTTCTTATTTGCTGTGCATCAGTCAAAGTTGAACGTGAACCATCAGTTGCTATCGCAAGAACTTGAAACGAATATGTTCTCATTGCCTGCAAATTATCAGCAACATAATAAGTATCATCTGATTTATTTACCAATCGACCATCCCTGAATATTTCATATTCTTTAGCACCATCTACACTGTTCCAGACAACTTCAAATCGACCGTCGCCTAATTTAGCTAAAGTTAGATTTTCTGGCTTAGCAATAAAATTAACTACTTGTGCATTGGTGCCAGTAGTAACATCAAATGATATTGAAAATTCAGTATTGGCTTTACCATTAACACCGATAAACCAACTAGTGTCATTCTGTGCTGATATAACACACTGATGTTGATCATCAGTGATACTCGCACAAGAATTAAAACCGCTATTATTTGGATCAGTGGGCCACGAGCCATTCTTTACATGAATCGATGCAGCATTTAAGTTAGTATTAAAGTTAACAGTAAGTGTATGTTCATCATTACCTTTAATTTCGTAATACTCCCAATGATTAGGTCTAGCATTGTTAATCATTACATCACCAGTCTCAACCAATGGGCCACCAAAATTAACTATTGCAGCTTCAGATGGAACACCATTCTTAACAGCGAAAACCATGTAGTGGCCGGGGGGTGCTAAGAATCTAGACTTGGGTGCAGCAATAGTTGCAACGCCATTAGCCTGACTAATAATCTCACCTTTAACCAATCGTTGATCTTGGCTTTGCGAATGTGTAACCGAACTTAATTTAATAAAATTAACTTCTGTAATATCAGTAGATACATTCATATTAAAATAAGTATTGAAGTTTGCTTTTTCTGGTGCTCCAGAAATCACAGGACGTTCACCTTTAAACAAATATGGTGGTGAGAATATCTCAGCATTTTGTTCTTCATGATCGAAGGTAAAACAAGGAACACAATATCCACTACCAGCTAATAACACTCTGGCATCAGGCAACAACAAAGCAACAGAATGATATTGGCGATCAACTTTCATATCATTCATAATTGTCCAATCACCAGTATTTGGATTCCAAATTTCTGGAGTTACTACACCAGCATTAGGATCATATAAATCTTCACCAGACCAGTTACCACCAGTTGCAAGTACAGAACCATCAGCTAATATTGTTAGGTTGTGTTGGCGACGACCAAAATTCATTGGTGATGTTTCAGTTACACTACGATTCTTCGTATCAACAATTACAGATGATTTAATAGATGATCCACCACCAGATATTAGTACTTTATCAGTATCGTATGTTGCGTAACTACCATAACCACGATATGAAGCAAGCTCACCTTCAAGCTCATTAATATCGCGTCTAGGACCATTTATCCACTTATCTTTTTCAAAGGTATCATCAGTGTATAAACTATCAACTCTATTGTGTGGCCCTACATAAGCTACAGAACCATCTGACACTACTGATAGCCATGCATAATCACCAGATAAAACTAATGGTGAATCCAATTCGCCGTTGAATTCACGATATTGTTTATTGTGTTCTAAAATTTCACCGTATGGTGTTGGTGTGTAAGTTCCACCCAATGTTAAAATTTCACCATTGGGTAGTGAAACAGATGATGCATACCATCGAGCGGCATTTAGGTTATCTGTTGTTGACCATTGATTAGTATAAGGATCATAAATGTTACTATTTGATGTTGGGCCGTTTTTTCCACTTACACCAGAATCACCACCAACAAATATAATTCGTCCATCAGTTAAATGAACACTGCCAGCACAGAACAAATCACCAGTACCTTCTGGATTATATGTTTGCATGTGTTGATTCGTTTTGGGATTCCATACAGTCACACGAGTTTGATTTCGCTGTGAATCATGAAAGTTTGTTGGTGAACCATCAAATTCAGTATCAAAATCATCTGGTGTTGCATCCCATACAAAAACGTTTCCTGTTGGGAGTACAGTTGCATGAACAGCCAATACAGGCCAATCATAAACGTCAGACCATTCACCACCTACGATGGCATCTGATTTTTCTCTAGTTATATACTCTGGTATTTCAGCCAGATTATGTTCTTCCGCTCCATGCGCGAAACAAACACTAGAAATTGCTGAAAGTATCAACACACTAAATATTTTTTTATACATTTTTGATAAATTCCCATTGTTATCATTTTTCAATACTGTTAGTTTACTACAAAATTAATTATAGTGAGTTTACTATTAATTTTGTTGTGTGACACCGTTCATAACTTCAATATTACTGCATCGCAACGTATGATATATGATGGTCTGATTTCTCTTTCACCAGTGCATTGTATCATAATCAAATTAAATAACATTAATTATTCATGGTATAATGACCACACAAACAAATCAAAATAAATAAAACCATGACAAAGAAGAACACTGCCTATAGCGAAGCTGATATCCAAGTACTCAGTGAAATCGAACATGTACACAAAAGAAGCTCTGTATATCTTGGTAATACGAGAGAGACAAATTATCAGGTTCCTATTTTTGGAGAAGATTTCTCCATTGAAGAAATAACATTTGTGCCAGCGGTGAGTAAACTATTTTCTGAGGTAGTTGATAACTCCAATGATGAATTGATTCAATCAAAACCTCGCAAGCCACTAATTAAAATTAATTCAGATGTTGCTAATGCAACATTCTCTGTAGAAGATAATGGACGTGGTGTTCCAATTGGTAAACACAAGACTGGAGTTCCCACACCACAAGTTGTTTTCACCACACTACGCTCTGGGCGAAACTTTAAAGATGATAAAGAAGCTGGTGTAATTGGAACTAATGGTATGGGTGTATCTTTATCGGCGATATGCTCTGAAGAATTTAAAGTAGTGATACATCGTGATAATAAACGATATGAACAAGTATTTACAGATGCTACTCGAAAGATCGGCAAACCTAAAGTCACTAGAAAGACAACTAAAAATACTGGTACGTTAGTTGAATTTAAATTAAAGGATGATATTTTTTCTAGTGTTATTTTACCAGAACGAATAATTAGAAATCGTGCTATCGAAATGGCTGCTACAAACCCCGGCCTTACTGTCGATTACAATGGAACCAAATACAATTATAAGCGTGGATTTGATCAACTATTAAATCAACACTTTGGTGATTATTATAGATTTGGTAATGATGAATTAGAATTCTTTGTTGTATTCGATACTCACAATAGACCTGAAGAACAAATATTTTCTTGGGTTAATAGCTCTATGCTATACGATGGTGGTTCTTGTAATACTCAGTTTACCAATGCTTTTTTCGATAAAGTAATGAGTCACCTTGAACGTGAAGCTAAAAGAAAGAAAGTAACAATTAATAGAAACGATGTTAGATCTGGATTGTTATTGTTAGGTAATTTAAAAGTCAGTGATCCTCAATATGATTCACAGGCAAAAACAAAAATGACTGGACCATCACTACGAAAAGACTTTGATGATATTGTTGAAGCTGGATGGAAAGCGTTTGTTAGAAAATATAAAGACTGGTTAACTAGCGTTGTTGATCAGGCAATTAAACGAAGTAATGCAGATGCAACCAAAAAGGCTGTGGCTGGTAGTAAAAAGAAGCTTGGTCCTATTGATGGTTTCATGGAAGCTAACTCTAAGAAGCGCGATACTTGTCGATTGCTAGTAACAGAAGGTAACTCAGCTAAAGCTAATATTGTACAATCGAGAAATCCTCCTACGGATGCTGCATATCCACTAAAAGGTAAGATTAACAACGTCTATGGTATCTCTGTAGCGGAGCTTTTGAAGATGGGTAAGGTATCTGATCTTATATCTATAATCGGACTTGTGCCGGGTAAGAGAGCGATGCGATCTGAATTAAGATATGGTCAAGTATGTTTTGCAACGGATGCTGACTTGGATGGTGATCATATAACCACTTTATTAGTTAATTTATTCTTTCAGTTTTGGCCTGAGTTGTTCGATCCAAAATATCCACCATTCTTTTATAGAATGATTGCTCCTAATGTGGTTGTATCAAAAGGAAAGAAGCGGATTCATATTCCAAATCTAAGTGAGTTTGAAAAGCAAAAGAAAAAATACTCTGGTTGGGATGTTGAATATATGAAAGGTCTTGGTGGTATGAGTAAGACTGATTGGGATATGATCCTGTCAGGAGAGACTGATACATTTATTCCAATAATCAACGAAGGTGATTTCTCAGAATCGTTAGAATTATTATTTGGTCCAGATCCAGATTTAAGAAAGGAATGGTTACGTAACTAATCATTAATTAGCCCACAATTAAGTGGGCTAACATCTTATCGTTTATTCGCCTACAGCTTTGTCTTGTCGAAGTTTCTTAGAAGAAAATTTATTTTCTACAACTTCTTCTTCTTCATCTTCACCAATAATAGCTTCTAGACTAATGCCAGATTTTTCTTCACACTGTTTTAATACTTCTTCTTGAACAGTGTGAAAGTTTTTTCGTTGAAATTTTTCGCCACTAGATTCTAATGTATACCACGCACTGACTTTTTTAACTACACCGATATCTTCTGCGATATCCAATAAACCATTATACGGATCCATACCTGCTTCGTATGGTACTTCAATCGTTACTGATTGAAATGGTCTAGTAAATCTAGTCTTATATCCATAACACTTCATCCGAATACCAGTAATTTCTTTGGTTTCTTTATTCTTTAGTGTTAACTTGGATACTAATACAATTTGCGAACAAGCATATTTAATTGCATCAGGAACAATATATAAACCTTCACCATTGAGTAGATCTTGATTTTTATAAACATGGGATGTAACAACCATTGTTATATTGGTATTTTTTATATTGTTAGTGAAAGATGATAGCATTGCTTTCAACTGTTTGTTGCGTTGACCTTGATCACCTTTATTTTCTCCCTTCTTAAATTGTTCTTGCTCAGTATCTGTCATAAGCATACTCAAGCTGTCAATAAAAATGGAAATCTTTGGTGCATCTGGTCCATCGGCTGGACTGTATTCGTTTTTATAGTCAGTGACTATAGACGAAACGGCCTTTTTACATTCGCCAATGGTATTAACTGATATTGGAAGATAATTTTCTTCATCTGTATCAACACCCAGCTTTTCAACGAAGCCATCATCCAATGCATTCTCTGTATCAACAGCGATTACTATACCGCCTGCTAATTGAGTCTCGCGCATTAGATTAACTACGTTGAACGATTTGCCTGAACCAGCAGGCCCACAGAAACACGTAACACGCGCCTGTGGGATGCCATTTAAGAAAGAGCCAGAAATAACTTTATTCTGAGCATAATTACCAGTGGAAACCCAATAAGCTGGTGGGCTGGATTTTCCATTAGTAATATCTTTCTTATCCAGATTCTTTTTTTGCTTAGAAAGAAAGCTCATAATTAAGAAGCCTTTTTCTGTGCAGCTCGACGCTCACGAATCTTTCGCAATACTGGATTGTCATCTCCATCATCGTCATCATTGTCATCATTGTCATCGTCAGTATCATCAGATTCTTCTGATTTAGCAGAAACTTCAGCAGCAGTTTCTTCTTCCTCAGTTTCTTCTTCATCTTCAACGACCTTCTTAGCCTTTTTCTTAGGCTTTGCTTTAGCTGCTTTTTTATCTTCAGCCTTAGTATCATCGTCATCAGAATCATCTTTAGAGTCATTGTAGCTGGTGCCATTTAGCGATGCAGCTAATTTAGCTTCTACAATTTCTAATTTTGGTTCATCTGGTAGGTATTCAGAAAGATCTACCATCGCTTCACCTACGACTTCCATTTCTTCGTCAGTAAGTGCTGAATCCCTTCGAGCGAATTTTGTTCCTAGCGTATAGTCAGCCCATTCTCCGTTTTTACTTTTTTTAATAATAAAATCGGTTCCTTCTTCGAAGTCATATGGATGAGCATCTAATTCACCATCAGCGAATGCTTGACGAATGATTTTATATACTTGCCAGTTGATACTGATTGCTTTAACTTGACCAGTTAAGCTTTCACCATCTTCATCTTCCATAGGATCTTTGCGGATAAGAACTTGACCAATATGTTGGACTTTGCGGTAGTACTTTTTACCTTCGTCCTTATTATCTTCGTCATAGAATCCTCTTGAAACATCACATATAGGGCAATCTTTGCCATACATTGTTAAGCAAGGTATGTTTTCATTTTTTCCATTAATGTAAAGTCTATGAGATTTCTTTTCGACTAAAAAGAATTTGTTATTATCTTCGTTTAAGTCGGGAAGAAAGCGAACTGTACAGCTTTCATCAAAGCCCATATTAAAGAAGTTATAATACTTACCAGCCCCGCCGCCACCACCAGTACCGTTACCTTTATCGTCTGAGAATGCATTTTTTAGTGCATCCATATCTAATTGTTTTCGTGCCATCTAATTGTCTCCAAAATGTCTAGTTATAATCTATTTGAGTTGTGTTTCACATCTCAAAACAGATGATAGACAACTTTGGGTACTATGTCAAATTAAATTTGAATTTTTTTGGGAGGGAGTCGATGGCAATTAATTTCTTAAAAACCATCGATTATACATTGCTTATTTTTCTATCTTAGCTAATTCACTTACGTTAAATTCGATTGGATATAGCATACCCCTTACTAAAACAGAAAAACTATGTTTATTTGCTGGTCCACCACAGAGTCTTGGTGCATTTGATTTTGTTTCAGCGACGATTACTGCTTCTTTACCCTTAAATGGGCCGCTTATAATATTAATACTCATGTTATTTTCCTTAAAATTTATTAAATGTTAAGTATTTATGTGTGTAATGATTAATTAACACTATATTAATCTATATTATCTCTAAATGTTCGCTCTCTAGGCTGTAGTTTCTTAGGTGGATTTTCACGCGCTTTGGCTCTGGTTATAAATGCAGCAGTTTTTGCTGTCATTTCTTTATTTTTCTTTGCTGCTTTTTCAGCAGAACCAATTACAATATTTGTCAATATTCGGTTGCGGGTTTTTAAATCCCAAGACTTCCATTTAGCCTTTAGATGATCTGGCAGTCCATCTGGTGCATTGTTAGAAAATGCTGCTGAATTTGTTTGTTCAATTAAATCGTTAAGTTTCATACCTCTTATCCTAAAACTATGGTTTATTATATTATTTATAAGAATTAATTTTTTGGAACATCAAAAGGACCATATATCGAAAATATTAAATCACCAGATTTAATATGTTGAGTTCCAACTTCATCGTCATCTCGTTCAATTAAATAATCACCACATACGTGCTGTGAGACTACTCGAACTTCAGTAACTGTCTTACCTTGTAGTTCTGGTGTTTCACTCCAATCCCATTGCCAGAACTTCATATCTGTTCTAAAGAATGATCGTGGATCAGATGAAACCTTTGGCACTCGTACAAAATCAAATTTTGCAAGATATAATCGGCTGTCGTCTGTTTTTACGTATCCGACTGGACTATTAAAAACAAAACCACAATCTCGTATTTTTATGCCTGATGCTGAGTATGTTACTGAAGTGTCGGTTTGTTCGACAACTTTAACTTTAACACTTATAATAACAGGAAACTTACTAACCATATATACAGCTAACCACATAATCAATAACATTGCGATTAATGCTTTCCATATATTTTTATTAAACCCAGCTTTTTTTGCTGCGGTCGCATGGGTCTTAGGCATGTTTAATTATTCCTGATTTACTTTAAATGGACCAATAACAGAGAATCGTAAATCACCAGTGATTGAATGACCACCACGTTCATTGTCTTCGGCAACGATGGCATCCGTACCACATACATTTTGCGACAATAATAATACTTCATATGCAGTTTCATCTTTCATTTCTGGTATTTCACTCCAATCCCAACGCCATACACCAAAGTCTGTTCTGAATGGTGATCTTTCTCTTGAACGATTAACTGATATATCTGGATATCCAAAGTCTGTAATTTTTCGTATACCAAACTCAGTTCTTACGAATCCAATTGGACTACTTGGAACATAAGCACAATCTCGAATTTTAATTCCAGACACAGCAAGAGAAACTGATGTATCAGTTAATTCAACAACTTCGGCCTTTTGCCAAACAATAATAGGCAATTTTTTTACAACAGCTATTGCTATCCACATGATAAAGAAAGCAGCTATTATTGACTTCCATATGTTTTTACCAAATCCTGCGTTATTTGCAGCATCTGCATGTGTATTTGTATTTGATTTTGACTCTGACATATTTTACTCCTGTGATAATTTAAATGGACCTACTTCTGTCCATCGTAAATCACCAGTAATATTAATTTTTGGATTATTAGTATCTAAATCTACATATTCTACGCCGCCATCACAAGAGTGTTGAACGAACATAGTAACTTCATCATATGATTCGTTAAATTTATTTTCACTCCAATCCCAGCGCCACCAACCCGAATTTGCTCGTTTCAAAAAAGATCGTGGGTGTGTATATTCTAAATCAGTTTGTTCTTCAAACTTAAATGCTGTTATAGGTTCCCACCTTCCATTTTTAATTCGAGCATAGCCACGTTCGCTACCAGCTACATATTGACAATTAAGAATTTTGACAAATGACATACTCAATAGTGCGTAATCATCAGTTACCTCGATAATATCTTCCTGTGGTAAAATTACCACTGGCAACCAATATTGAGCGATTGATGCAATCCACATAATCAAACCAAATATTATTATTGATTTCCAAATATTTTTGTTAAAACCTGCCTTTTTAGCAGCTTCAGCGTGTGTGTGTGTCATAGTTACTCCTTATTTTCTGTGGGAGTTTCTTCTACTTTCCACTCATCTGTTTCTTGATTGGGGTTATAATGATCATCTGGAGATTCTTCTTGCTTCCAATCATCATTATCAGATCTATCTCTACGAGAACGTCTTCCAGAATCAGATCGTCCTTGACGTTGCTCACGCTTATCTTGTCTATCTTGTTTTGATTTAGCATCTTGTTGTGTCATTTTTCTGATTGCACCAAGTGCTAAATCATATCCAGACTCAAGACCACGAACTCCAAGATATGCTCCCATGCCTGCTAGAGCGCCGATTACAGGTTGACTATCAACCCAATGAGTTGCGAATAGTGCGAACACAGCACCACTAAATATGGCTCCTATGAACACATATATGGCTTCTAATCTAGAAATTGTTATTGTCTTGCTTTTGCTGGCTTCCGTTAATTTTTTTAGAACGTTAACGATTGAACCAGCCACTACAATACCAAATATCCAAGAGTTTTCTGATAAGAATGCTATCCAATCCATATTATTTCTACCTTAGTAATTATTATATTTGTATTTATTATTTTAATAGTATATTTACAGATATTAATTATTAAGCACTCCACTCAAGTGTTATTTCATTTCCAGATTTAGATGCAATTTTCAAACTATCACCAACATTGCCAACCGACGACGGAAAAATATAAAAATGACTAGCAGCCATAGCGTCTGCTGGCCTAAATTCCAAGAAGTTTGTACCGTTTGAACTTTTCTCACCCATTCTCAATCGACCACCAGTACCTGTACCACCATTGATGGTTAATGAAACATCTGCTCCAGTATTCCCAAATGCAAACGCTGTTGTTCCGTTGATCTTCATAGCAATTTGCGTAGAAGCAGAAGAATACAATCCTGATCCATTAGTGAATTCAATGCTTGGATTTGTTTCATCACCATTATTGGCTTTCAAATCTCGATCACCGTCAACGTAGCCTTTTGTAGTGAATGCTAAGGCATTAGAACTAGACGTTGTGGCGACACCACGCATTTCTTTATTAACATCTACACGAGAATTATACATGCTAATATCGGTATCCGTTCCACCAGAAGAATGCTCGCGCCGATGTAACAATCTAGAAGTTGAAGATTGAATGAATCCT